AGGTGCGCCAGGGAAGGCCACGCGGCAGACGGGGTTACCGGCACGCTCTAGGCGGCCCAGCGCGTCCCGTACGCCTGCCCAATCTGCTCGGCGCGGCTCAGCTTGCGGCCCAACTCGGCCTGCGCTACCTGCCCCGTCCGCATCACCGACTCCAGCGCCGTCCGCGCCTTGCCGTGCATCATGAGCAACTGGTGCAACTGCTCCCGGTCCTGCTGGCTTCTTGCTTCGCGCCATTGGCGGATAATCTCCTGCTCGATTTCGGCCCACGCCTGCGCGTAGACCTCGTTATCTAGAACTTCCTGCGCCCGATTACCGCGCAGTACGTCCGCTTCATGGCTCATGCGTTATGTCCCGTGGCGAACTCTTTGCCAACCCAGCGATTGAACTGGTGGATGTGCCTGCTAATGAGGCGACTCAGTTCCTGCGCGTGGCCGTAAACCTGCCCAGCGCATGAGGTGATCCAGATTTCATCAGCCCACTCGCGGCCATCTGGCAGGGTGAATACCAGCGCGTACCGCTGGGCGTCGCCAGATCGGGGTAACGGTCGAAGGCGGGGCTTAACAGCCTCGTGGCTCATGCGTGCCCCTTACGAGTGGTAATAGACGCCAACGTTGATGCCGTGATAGCTCAGGTCCGGCAGGACCACCGTCACGTCAACCGGGCCGTCTACGCCCATCGGCTTCTCACAGCCGCGCAGGCTGTAGAAGTGACGGGTGCCAGTCGGGGCTGTGGACGAAAGCGACGCATGGGCAGCCGGGGGCACGCCGTTAGCGTTGGTCGTGAACAGGCCGAACGTGTAGCGGGCGCCAGCCGGGACCGAAACCGTGGCCGAGGTGGTCGTCTGCCGTTCGGTAATGAGCGTGGTTGCAGTCACAGTGCCAGTCCTTCGTTAGAGAGGGGGTGCAGCAGGGGCGTCCATGCCCATCCCGTCATCCGCTGACGGCTGCTGCGTGAACAGTTGCGAGAGGGCGGCAGACAGCATCGCCACCTGTTGCTCCAGCGAGTCGATACGCGCGTCCTCGTCGCCCGACTGCTGCATGCGCTGGGCCGATTCGGCACCCTTGATTTCGCTATCACGGTCGGCACGCTGGGCCGATTGCGCCTGCAACATGAAATTGGCCTGAGACTCGCGCCCCTTCTGCTGCAATTCCTGGTGCTTCAGGTCCAACTCGGCGGCCTTCAGTTGCAGCTCGCCGTCCTTGCTGGCTACCTGCTGCTTGAGCTGGGCATTCTCTTGGCCCATCTGCTGCATCTGGCCCTGCATCTGCTTGGCCTGATCGGGAGGCAGCGCACCGGTCGGCTCTGCATCGCAGAACTCGTCCGGATTCTTGAACTCGTTGACCGTGGCAGCCAGTCGAATCGTGTTGGCGATGTGCTCAGGGCGAACCACGCCCATCTGAACGCCCATCTGCTGCAACGGCAGCATTGCCATCACCGCCTGCATCTTCTGCTCACGGGTGCCGTGGCCGAGGCCCACGTTGATCTTGATGCTGAACTGGTCGCGCCACTCAAACGGGTTGACGGCCTGCCATTCCCCGTTGACGTTGAACCAGTCCTCGGCGTCCTGGTGCTGGGTTGCCAGCTTCAGGAGCTTGGTGAACATCTTACGGATGCCCTGCGCGGCGAAGCGCGTCATCAGGCGCAGGCGAATATCCGCCTTGCTCGTGATGATGTTGATGCCCGTCGCCGTCTTGTTCAGCGAGTCGGCGTCCATACCCTGCGAGTACCGCGTAAAGCCCGTGCGGTTCTCCAGATTGACCTTCAGCCACTCCTGCATCTGCCACGCAGCAGCGGGGATGCCCGGCTGCGGGATGGACCCGAACGCATCACCCGGAGCGCCTTGGCCTCGCACGATGCCGCCCGGACGGTTGTCCAGAAGATCGCTGATATTTACATTGGCGTTGGTGTTGACATAGGTCCGCTGGTTGACCGTGAAGTACACGTTGTCAAACAGGGCGCGGGCGAGGTTCGTCTGTTCCTTCTGGATGCCGTAGGCGCGGTCTGCCGGGCAGTCGCCGTGGTAGGCGTGCGCGCGTGGCATGAGGCAGATATCGGCATACGGATGGCCGTCCACCTTCTCGTTGGCGACCAGTTCGCCGTTGATAAGGCACAACTGGACCCACTCGGCGACGCCATCGCCGTCCGCGTCGATCTGGAAATACAGCTCGGCGTATTCGTAGAGCTTGTGCGACTCGTGCAGCTCGTGGTCAGCCTCGCCACGCGCATCGCCCAGCAGCGCGTCACGCTCGCCGTTGGCGTTGAACTCGCTACCACCTGAGCCGATGCCGGACAGGTCATAACCCTTTTCTTCAAGCTCAAACTTGCGCTTCGGACGCACCTCGCCGATAGCGGCAGGCTCGTCGCCCCACTTGGCGTTCGGGTCAACGCGCATCTCGTGCTGCGGAACGCACGCCACCTTGAACGCCATCTTGGTGGTTTCCTGCTTCACCGTGAAGGTGAGCATCCCCAACTCGTCCACCATCGGCTCAGACGCCAACTCCGCGCCGTCATGAAGGATGGCCGCAAGCTGATCCTCGGTCTGCCCCTCATAGGTGACGCTGGAATCTTCCTTTTCTTCCTCGGCCCACACCTTGACGTGGCCCATCTTCTGCAACGCAGCGTCTTGGAACCAGTCGTGCAGGACGTTCAGGCCGTCATTGCGGACGTAGAACAGGTGGTTCAGGTAGCCAGTCGCCTGCCGTGCCTGCTGCTCCGCCTGCTGGCCGGGCTTCTTGGCCTCGCACTCGACAGCCTTGTCATCGGAGACAAACACATCCAGCAACTGCGGGATCATGCCGTCTACGGTGTCCGCCACGTCCGTCGAAACGTAGGTCGAACGGTCGTCAATGTCCGGGGGCGCGAAGTCACCGTCAGGCGTGCCGTTGTAGGCCCGCACGTTGCGCTCACGAATGGACGCAATCTCGGAGTCCGGGCCGCCCAGCGAGGAGCGGATGAACTCACGCGCCATGCGCTCAAGTTCGCTCTCGGCGATAGGCTCGCGAGCGTTGTCAGCTTCCTTGCCGTAGGCCATCAGATTTGATCCAGTTCCCTTAGTGCGGCACGCAACGGCGCATTCGTGTAGTCATCGTTTTCAGGCAGGAACGGCAGCGAATCCCACGCGGCCTTGATGACGGCCTGGATGGCAAGCTCTCGCGCCGCTTCCTTCTCTTTCATGGACTCAAGCGCCATCAGCATGTGCATTGGCAAGTCCTCGCCAGCCGCGCACAGCGGCCACAGGGAGTGAGTCAGCCCCGCGTCAAGCTGAAGAATTGTCAGTTCGGCAAGCGCCCGCGCCTTGCTCATGCCAGCGCCTTGTGCGGCCCTAATCTCTCGGACCACTTCCCAAAAGCGCTTAGTCAACGGATCAGTCTCTTGTAGTGGACAGCGGGCGGGAACACGTCAGGGCGGGCCGTCATGGCCTGCACCAACTCCGCGTGCGTGATGGGTCGGCCAGCCAGCGCGGACGCCGTAGCGACGGCCTCAGACTGTGTAGCGCCGCGCTTCATCTCTGACTCGATGAACTCTGCGAAGCCGTTGGGGTTCATCGGATAAGCCGCTTGTATTGGATGGGCTGCATTGACGCCGGACCCGGCTGCTGCGCGTAGTCCACGGCCATCAGGCCGAACGCATCAGCACCGTGGCTCGCCCAATCATGGTTAGGCCCGAGGCCAATGCCCCGCGCCTCGTCTCGTTTCTCGTGATACCAGCCCAGCGCATCGCGCCCCGGCTCGGTCGTGTCCGCGTTGAACCACACAGACGGGAACACGCGACGCACCGCCTCGATGCGGGCATTCGCAGCGCCCGTGCCCATATTCGGGATCACGCGCACATCGAAGCCCGCCGACCGCAGCGCGCTCTCGTAGCTGACACTGAACACCTTGTCATTCGTCGCGCCGTCATGCGGCAGGACGCATTGCGCCTTCTCGTATCCCTTGGACCGCAGCCACTCCACGTGAGCCGCCAGGGGTTGCCCGACCGCCTCGTAGTAGTTCAGCACCCGAATCTGCGTGCCCACGAACTGGACAATCCAGATGGCGCAGGCGTCAGCCTTGGCCCCCGTGCCGCCAATGTCCCAATAGGCCCGCGTCGTCATCAGCGGATCGCCCGCTACTGAGCTAATGCGGTTGTCCTGCTTGGCCTTCATCAGCGCAGGGGCGAAGTACGCACCCTGAATCGCCGAGACGAACTCACCTTCCCAAATGTGCCCATAGCTCTCGGGCCGGTTGCGCAGGTCGTTCAACCGCTCCTGCTCCAGCACATCCGGGAACCACGGGTTGTCCCGATAGTTCAACTCCACGATCTTCGCCCCATCGGGCGGGTTCTCGCGGAATCGCATGTGGGTGGCGCTGGTCTTGCGTTCCGGGTTCCACGTCAGCCAAATCTCGGACCCATGCTCGCGCACGGTCGGGATGAGCTTCGTCCAGGCCGTATCAGACACCGGCTCGGCCTCGTCCACCCATGCCAGCTTGATGCGGGCCTTGGACTTGATGCTGTCCAAGTTGTGCCTCAAGCCTGCGAACGTGTACGCAATCCGCCGATCCTTCGTGCGGACGAACTTCTCGCCAATCTCGTAATGCTCGGCCAGCCACGGCTCAGACCGGATGGCCGCCTTGACCTCCTCAAGCGAGGAGTCCTCTAGCGAGTTCATGAACTCACGGCCGCAGAGGATGATTCCCTCCTCGCCTGCCATGCTCCACATGTAGCCACGGACAGCCGTCATCAGCGCAAAGCTGCGAGTTTTCGCTGAGCCGCGGCCACCCCACGCGCCACGATACCTAGCCTCACCCTCAAACACGGGCACCAGCGCGGGCGGCAGTTCAATCCTGGCGACTGTCACCGGCCACCAATTCGATGCGGGTAATGGTCTGCAACGGGTTGGCGGGATCGCCTGCAACCGTCATCGGCAGCACCTTGCCCACCAGCGTTAGGAACGCATTGGGATTGCTCTGCGCTTGGGTCAGCAGGTAGCCAACGCCACCGGCCTGGTCCAACGCATCCAGCACCATCGCCTTTACGTCAGCCGTGACCTTGTTGGTCGTCCCCTTGCTGCGTCCGCCCGTCTTGGGCTGTCCTTTGCCCGCCATCTCTATCTGCCTCTACTTTAGAGCTGGCTTCCGCCTTGGCTCCGCAGTTCTTGCACTGCCCATCACCCCTAGGCCGGTGGCCGAAGGTTGCGCAGTACCGCTCGCTGTAAACGTCCGCCTTCACGCTGTAAGGGCGTGGCGCGTGTCCCTTGCCCGACATTCACTAATCCCTAAAAGGTGGGCCGTCCGTGGCCCGCTCGTCATCCCTAACGAAGCTCATTCCATATCCCTAGACAGATGGATTAGCTCGCGCCCTAGCTGCGCCAACTCATCCTTGGTGACTGTCTCGTGGAAGTAGCGGTCGCACTCCTCGTAGAGCTTTGCTGTCTTGCGGTCTTCGCTCACAACCACCGAGAAAATCCGCCCAGCATCAACGCGTTCCAACATCACCCGCGCGCCATCTATCTCTGCCATCACTTCCTGCCCCGCATCGCCATCCCCTCAAGCGCGCCCTGGTAGGCGGCGCCGATGTTGGCGAAGGGGGCAAAGAATCCCGACCGCCCCACCTCGCGCCCCATCAGGTGGTTAACGCCCTTGTATGCCTGCTCGGCCGGAGCCAGCATCATCATCGCCAGCGTCCCCCGCACAGGGTCACGTTCGACCACCTCACGCGCATATG